ATCTCCACATCGGATTATAAAATTCAGGATCTGTGCTTACATATCTTCGTGATACTTCATTCTCCACAAAACCAACTTTGTGTTTAAAAAGTTGAGTTCGTATGGAGATCGGAGCCTTGATTCGCAGAGTAATCTGAGGATGTGCAAATGGTGTCCAATGCTTGTGCTTGGCAAGATAAGCAATTAGTTTCTTATCTTTTTCCGATAACTTCATTTCCCTAGCACCATCAAAATCGGGTTCACTATCCCAATTACTTTCCTTGGCAAAAGAAACTCTAGCAGAATTGACAACCATAAGATCACTTCCCATGTGATCAATGTAAGCAACCTCACCTTTATCTAATACGGAAACACTTTTAGACATTATCTTGTTCCTCCATGCATCGGAGATAGTACTGATACAAATCAGATTCTTCTCCATGATTATCTAATAGAATCTGAGAATAAGTTTTTTGGAAATTCTTATCCGTAACAGAAACAATACAGATATTAGTATAATTCATCCAATCATCATCATCAAACTGATCAAATGAAAACTTATGATTACATTGCACAAAAAGTGCAATATCCTCTTCGTATCCAAACGGATCGTCTGGTGTTGTATCATTTTCCTTCATCCACTTTTCCATAATTTGCTGAGTGGTAAGGTTGTTATGATTTTCAACAAATTCCATATATTCTTCTCTAGTATCTTCAATGTCTATGGCAAGATCTTTCAGAAAGATCTGCTGTGCTAGAAGATTACTTAGAATATCGTCAATACCTTTATCTCTGGAATAATTGAAACTAACAACACCACTCTTTGCAAATGATTTAGCATAATCCACTGCTCTGTTCCACAGTTCTTCATCCATTTGCTTTACATATTCTGAAAAGTAGGTATTGAATTGCATAACTGCTTCAATTACATTTTGTTCGTAACGATCATAATCTTCTGGTTTCATGTTTTCTTCCAAGTATTAAGTTTAAGCGTTGCTTCAAGACCACTGCAACTATTATCTTTGATTGTCTTTGCAATATCCATTGCAGATGTTCCTGACAGAATCATATCATTGATATCTTTTTCAACAATATGTTCTGGCCAAATAACAATTTCTCTCTTTGCCTGAATCAGTTTTTCCATACGCTCAACAACTGCTCTGTTACGAGGTTCATTGTCGATTGCAAAAATGATTCGCTTTCCTCGTATTGCTTTTGGGATTGGTCCTGTATCATTGATGCCGACCATAGCAACACAATTAGGCAAGAAAAGAGAGTCCAACGGGCCCTCGACAACATAGATTGTCTCTTCCGAGAAATCTTGTTCGAGCCCATACCACAAGCGTTCAACATCTTTGTCCAACTTTATTGTAATGTAACGCAAATGATGATCCTCAAGGGTTCGTCCTTGAACACCTATTAGTCCACCCTTCGCATTGAAGATAGGAATAATAAGTCGTTTATCCTTTGGTACACTAGTTACTGTCGGATCAATATCCTTTAACCATTTATCAAAGTTTTCGACATAGTACAAACGAGAATAGGCAGATTCAGGAATCTTTCTACTTCTCACATATGTCACGCACATATGATTTTCATCCAAAGTGTCAATACGAACAGCAGATCCCATGTCCTTACGGAATGCTGGCTTTTCGAATACGAACTCTGGTTTCTTGTAATTAGAATGTCCTGTTTCTCCCTCTTTCCAACGATCAAGAGAATACTGCTTACAAAGAGCAGGAGAAACAATTTCTAAAAATCTATACAAAGTATGAGATGCACCACAGTTATGACAACAAAAGAACATATCGTTCTTCTTTGCAAAGAAATACCCACGAGCCTTAGATCGACTCTTATCGGAATCTCCGCAAATAGGGCATCTACAATTGGCAAGGTTGTCCTTCTTCCACTTGAATTTCTCAAGCATCGGGGACACCATACCAATAAATTTTTTGTCAATTATTAATGACATTGTTCTGCATTAGTCCACCTAGTGTGCGATTCCACCACTCTTCCCACTCGGGAAGTTCCTCGTCCCTAACAAAAGGGAGTGTTGCGTGACGCTCATCGAATGAGCGGGTGTCGTTATCACGAATGAACTGAACTTGCTTATATGTAATTTCTTCACTCTTCTTCATTGTTTATTTTCCATGCACTTACTTTATCACGGTATGAATCACGACTCTTTCGGAACTTGGAATCGAACCCTTCGACTCCTACATCGTCCTCATTACCCGTTCCTACCAATCCTTCCTGTGCAGATTCCTCTACATCATACAATTTCATCTTGGAACGATTGATCCCGACTACGAATTTCCGCTTCGTAGCAAGGTCATTATAGCGGTTCTTCAACTGCTTGACAAGTATGTGTCCCTGTTTATCTAGATCCTCATTGGACATAATTGCAAACATGAAGTCCGCAGTTGCTGGCAAACCAAATGACTCAGAAGTATCTTCAAGATTTACATCTGAACTGGAATAACCAGTACGATTTGTTTGGGTTGCAGTAAAGATAGGAACATTCTTCTCTACTGCAAGTCCTCGCAATTCTTCTGCAATTGCTTTGATATAGGTATAAGAGTTTACGCTACCGTTGTTCTTATACCTTGCAGAAGAACAAATATTAAGATAATCAATAAAGATAATATCAGGAACAAACTTGCGCTTCAGATTCAATTCATCAATCAAGAATCTAAAATGATTTGCATTCGCAGATGCTGTAGGATATTCCTTGATAATGAGTTTACCTTTGATTCGGTTGGAAAGACGATTGAGTTTTGCTTCGTATGCTTGTCGTGGAAGTTCCTTGAGATCATCAAGTGTAGTGTCCATCAAATTAGCATCAATGCGTTCTGCAATTCTTTCCTCGGCCATCTCACATGTAATATACAGCACATTCTTGTTCTGTGCAAGACAATTTGCAGCATGATGACACATGAACAACGACTTACCGACACCAGTACCCGCAAGAATAACATTTAGAGTTTTCTGCGGAGTTCCACCGTTAGAAATATCATTGAAATATTGAAGATCGAAGGGAATACGATGTTCGATCTTATGGTAGAAGTCGTAACGCTTTTCACCATCCTCTAGATAATCATGTCCTACATGGGTATCAAAAGATACAGCAAGTGCCTGTGAAAGAATGTCAGGCAATGCTGTTGTGTTCTTTGTCTTCGATTTACCTTCAATGATATGAATGGATTCTAGGATAGCATTATAGATTGCTTTATCCTGACAAAACTTTTCTGTCTTGTCTACAAGCCATTCTTCATCATGTGACTCTTTACTTTCTTCGATGTCCTTCAGTTTTTCATTGAGATCATCGAATTCTTTTTGAGTCAGTTCATTTGAATTTTGCAATTCGATACGAACAGCATCTACGGAAGGACTTGTGTTATATTCCGTAATATATTCTCTAATTGTCTTGTATAGTAACTTTTCGGATTTTGTTTGAAAGTACTCTTCCTTGATGAAGGGAATAACCCTTCTCATGTAGGTTTCTTTGTTTACGAGATTGGTAAAGATTATATCTTCTAACGAACTCATTTATCACTCTTCTGTATCTGTTATGATTTCTCTGTTTGCAATAGAATATTTGTTACGAACAAAATCAGAGAAAGATGTATCCATCAGGATAGGCATCCAGAAATCTTTTGTATTAGTATCTTTCTCTCTGAACTTCTTCTCGGGTTCATCTCGTCTAGTATACCATCCGTTTGATGGTTTGACAACATGCCCTGACTCAAGAGCCATATCCAGTAGTCCACTCCACTTGCTGATACCACCTTGGAAGGAAACAGTAATTGGAATCTTTGACTTCTCTTTGACATAACGAGATTTCTCTACATTTATGATAAAGTTGTAACCTGTTAATTCCGTTCCATCCTTTTCCTGTTGACGACCAACAATAAAGATTGTATCGGCAGAATAGTAAGAACCAGTACCACCACCAACAATATCTTTAGCATAAAGTTCCATTGTCTTGTAAGTGTGATTAACTACAATCATTGGAATATCTTTGAGTGTTAGATGGGGTGTTACCATTCTGAACAAAGATTTAATTTGCTTTGCTCTTGACATATCGGCAACAGATTTCTGATTCAGAGTATCCTCTACTTCTTTCTTTGAAGCAAGATTACCAATAGAGTCAACGACAATAACAACTCTTTCTCCTCTTTCAAGTTTTTGAAGTTGTTGCATGATATCAAACTTAAGTTCTTCTACATCCTTGATTGGTGTATGAAGAACCTTATCCATATCAATTCCGAAAGTTTCAAAGTAACTCTGTGGAGTTCCGAACTCAGAATCATAAAACAACATTGCAGCATCTGGATACTTATCAAGATAAGATTTTGCCATTAGAAGAGAGAATGCCGTTTTAAAGTGCTTACTGGGTCCTGCCCACATAGTAAGACCTGGAACGAATCCACCATCAAGACGACCAGATAAAGCAACATTGATTACTGGTATAGTTGTTGTGATCATGTCCTTCTTCGTAAAGAATTTAGAAGAAGTCAATATTTCTGAATCTTGTATTGTTGAATTCTTTTTTATCTTGTCAATTAATCCCATTGATATTCCTCATTCATTAATGTTTCTAATGTTGCTTCGTGTAGATCTAGTGTACCATTATTTTTAGAGAAACACCAGATATTTTCTATGAAATCTTTCGCCAAAAAGTCATCAAGACCAGATTCCATTTTCTTTGGACGCTGCTTGATACGCATTCCTATTTGTCCCAAAAAGGTTGCTTTTAATTCATCTCCCATAAAATCAACAAGTTCATCGCATGTACGATATCGTGTGCCCTTGATTACAGGATCCATAATATTAACAAATACAAATCCTTTATCATTAATGACAGACCACACATTCCGTAACATCGGAAAAAAGAAACCTTCTCTCCACTTATCGTATTCGTTGTATCGTGACCATGATTGATCTTTTTCATTTTCTCCACCTTTATTATAAAGTTCTGTGGAGAAGTATGGAGGAGATGTAAACATACAATCCACTCCCCGTGGCGGACAAATTGCAATCCAATCTACATCTTCTGCGGGTTTTCGGAAAAGAGTAACTTGTTTCTTTCCGTGACAATAGAAATAATTATCTGCTTCATAAATGTATGGATTGTCGCATCCTAATTGCTTCTCGTACCAAATACATTGTTTCTTGTACATTTCAAATACATTTTCATTTGGATCACATCCATAAAATTCTTCTGCATTTGAAGTATAAAACCCTGCAAGTCGATCACCCCATCCACAACTAGTGTCTAGAACAACCTTTGCATTTGTCATATCGTAAATCGTCTTTGCCACATGTGGTTTGAATTGTGTTGCAACATATGCACCAAGGCGGAAGGAACCTCTCCAATTATCCAATCCGACTTGTGTGTTACCTAGACGCCAAAATGTATAATTCATTTTGCGTAGTAGATTTTCATCTTTCCATATTTCAAGCGGAGCAGCAAACCCATACGAACCACAAGACAATCTATTTTCTTGCTGAAAGAAATTGCTTATATCATTGTAATAATGACCAAATTCAATTAATGCAAATCCATATTCAGCAAATGAATATTTGTAATCATCATATTTTTCCAATACATCCCGCTGCTTCATACCTTCCGAATGCGTTAGAAACTTATTGATATCGTGTTTGCGTAACTTATGAAACTTATCTGCTACATCAAACTCAGAGATTTCCCTGAAAGGAAACTTTGGGTTTTCTGTTACAATATAACGAGCAAGAGCATCCTTGATGTCTTGCTTCGTATAACTTTCATTCATTTCTATCCACTTATCTGGCGGTATGATAGGAATACCATCTTGGTTTGCGTATCGCTTTAGTTCTTCCACTAAATCATCCAAACAAGGATTCAAGGGTCTGCTCCTTCTTAATTTTCCATCCAATAGCATTTAGAATTGTCTGCAAGGGTTCAACAAAAGAAGTTTCAAATTGCTTATTAAAATCTACAAACCTGTCTAGATCAAACTCACTAGGAAGTTTGCCTGGAAAAGATGCAACAGTAGATCCAAACGGATTCGGTTCCTTCAGATACACATACTTGATCTTTTCTCCATCCTTGATTATTGGATATTTCTTTTGAAGATTATTTTTACGAATGTAATGATTATACAGCAAGGATCCCTTTACCGCAATAGGAGTTGACTTCCTATAGATGTTTGTAGGATCGGAATACTTTTCCATTCCATTACACCCACGGGGGAATGCAATTTCTTCAATAGCACTACTATTGAATGTCTTTTGAAACTTATCCGTATATCTAATCAGAACATCTTCATTTTCATTTAGAATAATTTGAATACATTCTGCTAGAGCATTTCTTACGATTTCAGGAGTAGAGGAACGAGCAGTTTCAATACCCATGATCTTCTGTTCGGGTTTAGATAGAACAACACCATCTTCTCCAACAAGAACATTCAACATGTATCTCTTCTTTGCAGTCCAAATTCCCTTGTCTGCAATCGCTTCTCTCTTCATGTGCATCTTTTGCTGATACGCATTCATCAGAACAGACAACTGCTGATATTTCTTATCAATAAACGGTTCGATTGCTTTGTCGCAAGAATTCAATAGGAACTTAATAATCTTATTCTTGTCGGTTTCGTTTGGCATAATTTTCTGCACCAAACTATCCATACAAAGATAAATGCTATCGGTATCACTTGCGATTACATAATTCTCATCTTCAGTTTGAAGAGCATTATTCATATATTCGTTTAGATACTTTTCAATCCATCGAATAGACAATTGACCAGAAATGGTAATTGCTTCTGCCATGTCGATGTTGTAATATCGGAAATATTGATTTCCGATAGCACCGAATGCAGAGTTCAATTGAATCTTTCTTGCAAGTTGGAAATTATGATACTTGGCAATATCTTTCTTTAGTTTGTTCTTTTCTTCTTGGGTTGCATCCTCTGGAAGAAGTTTGAGTTTTGCTTTACACTCCAACATCTTCTTCTTGTATTGCTTTCTTTCTTCGTACAAAGTTTCCATCAGTTTAGGAAGGAACCCCTGCATATCTTTTCGATATGTTGTTCCGTTTGCTGCGATAGAAAGATCCTTCGAAGTAAACTTATCAATATATCCCAATGCAACAGGTGCATCTTTCAGAACAGCATCAGGACTAATAACACCACGATAACCATCGGTTGTCAGAGTTTCGGGTGAAATATTATATTGCATTATCAAGTGAGGATACAGAGAATCCAAGTCAAATGATACCACCCACTTATGCATACCAACAGTTGGTTCTTTTACATAAGCACCTTCAAACTTATCATCTTTCTCCTCAAATTTCTTCATCGGAATTACGATGTTCTGAGAATTCAAATGATGATAAATGATCTGATCCCATGTCTTTACTTGTGAGAAAATATCATTATGATTTACTTTTGCAGAATATGCAATCCGCAAAGCAAGTTCCATAAGACGAAGTTTCTCTTCAAGGCGAACAACAAGATCAACATCCTTGACATTATACTCAATAAACTTTTGAAAGTTCTTGGTATAGAAATCACTCATGCTCTCATACTCAGAGTAAGATGTCTTTCTCTCTCCAAGTTCAACATAAGCGATATGATCTAGTTTATACGATTCTCTATTTACAAATGTAAGTTTACGATAAAGATCGAAATAATCAAGAGTAGAAATACCAACAAGATCATACACAGTATGATCCTTTTGCATCACCGTTACGATTCGTTGTTTGATGAATTTCCAAGGAGAAAGCCGTTTTGCTTCATCTTCTCCTAGAACACGACTGATACGATTGATCATATATGGAATATCAAAGAAGTTAACATTCCATCCTGTAATGATATCCACATCAATAGATTCCCAATATGCAAGGAAATCCTTGAGCATTCTTCGCTCATCGTGATAAGAGTGTGCTTCATGATCATCGGAAACCGCAACAAACTTATCCAATCCAAAGGTACATACCTTTGAACCCACACGGACAGTAATTGCATTAATCTCCTCTGCTGCTATTGCTGCATCAGGAAATCCGTTTTCACATTTAGTTTCGATGTCCAAATATGCAACACGAAGTTGATCCATATCATATTCGATCTCATCGGGAAACTCTTCACCGATAAATTGATAGGTATAGTCCGTGTTTCCATAAATGGAAAATCCACTTACATCAGAATACTGATCTATGAATTCTCTGCAATCACGAATAGCGCCAGGTTGAAACGGTTCTACATATTCACCAAAAAGAGTCCTATGCT